CAGCATGTATTGCCAGTGCTGGAGTGACCACGTAAAAGCCGAGTATATGATCCGCAAGTTTGGTCACACCATTGTTACCCCGAATGGCAGTGTGCAGATATCGCCATGGGTCAGCATAGGCAACAAAGCCAAGCTCATAGCGCATAAGTTCCTGGTTGAGTTTGGCTTAACTCCTGCCAGCAGATCGAAAGTATCAGCCAAAAAGGAAGAGAACAAAAAAGACCCGAAGCAGCGGTTTTTTAAGTGACCGACCGCGCTTTATCCTACGCTATAGCCGTCATTTCTGGCGAAATCATAGCCGGTCCCCACGTCAGTGCAGCCTGCAAACGGCATCTTGACGACCTGGAACACGGCACAGATCGTGGTTTATTCTACGATGAGAAGGAAGCCTCCGAGTCAATAGCCTTCTTCGAAGAGTGCCTTTGCCTCAACGGCGGTCAGTTTGAGGGGCAACCGTTCCTGCTGCTGCCGTGGCAGGCGTTCATAGTCAGCAATCTGTTCGGCTGGAAGCGTAAAATAGACGGGTATCGACGTTTTCGGGTTGCATATATCGAGACAGGGAAGGGCAGCGGCAAGTCACCACTGGCCGGAGCCATCGGGCTGAAGGGTCTGGTTGCCGATGGCGAGCCACGTGCCGAGATATACGCAGCTGCCACGCATCGGGACCAGGCTAAGATTCTGTTTCGTGATGCACTCGCCTTCTTCGATCAGTCGCCTATCCTCAACGACATGCTCGTTGCATCCGGCACCGGAGACAACCGCTGGAACCTTGCCTATCTTGAGAAGGGCTCTTTCTTCCGCGTCATATCATCCGAAAATAAGGGCAAATCAGGACCAAGACCGCACATCTGCCTGCTTGATGAGGTCCATGAACACCGCACCGCTGATGTAATCGAGATGTTGCGTGCCGGTTTCAAATTCAGGCGGCAGCCGCTCAGTGTCATGATTACCAACTCAGGCCATGATAAGACCTCCGTATGCTGGGAATACCACGAAATGGGCTGCAAGATAGCGGACCAGACGCTGATTAACGATGAGTTCTTTGCCTACATCTGCGCTCTTGATGAGGGAGATGAGCCCTTCGAAGACGAACGCTGCTGGGATAAAGCCAACCCGTCGCTCTCTGCTGGTATCCCCGGATACGACTACATCCGTGGCCAGGTACGCGAAGCGCAGGGGATGCCGTCGAAGGAATCAGTCGTCAAGCGGCTGAACTTCTGCGTATGGACTGAAGCAGAGAATCCGTGGATCGGCAGTGACGTGTGGATGGGATGCGAGGATAAGGACTTTGACGAAGAGTTATTGCTCGGAAGGCGCTGTTATGGCGGTTTGGATCTCTCCAGCACAACAGACCTCACCGCGCTGGCCCTGATATTTGAACCGACTGAGTATGATCCGCTGTATCGGCTCAAGGTTTTATTCTGGCTTCCCGGTGACGGGCTGCACCGTAAAGCCGATCAGGACCGGGTGCCGTATCTTGCATGGAGAGACACCGGATATCTGTCTGCATTGCCAGGGAAAGCTATCAACAAGGTATCCGTGCTTCATGATCTGGCTGGAGTGATGGAGCGCTATGAGCTTATCGGTCTTGCCTATGATCGATGGAGATATGAAGATTTGATTATGCTGGCCAACCAGGAGGGGATAACGCTGCCCGAAATGCTGCCATTCGGCCAGGGATTCAAGGAAATGGCCCCGGCCCTGGACAAGTTCGAGGAAATGTTACTCAATCAGCAGATTCGGCATAATGGCAATCCGGTTTTAACATGGAACGCTGCCAATGCAATCACCATGACGGACCCGGCCAACAACCGTAAAATTGCCAAGGATAAGGCAATCGGACGGGTTGACGGTATCGTTGCCGCAGTTATGGCAGCAGGCATATCCGGAACTGATGATATGTCGAGCATCTACGAAACGCGCGGAGTTATTGCAATGTGACAGGAGGATGTATGCCTACCGATGATGCTTTGTTTCTACCGACAGTCCCCACGCATGAGATCTTGGAAAACATCTGCTCGTTTTTGCCGGACACAATCTGCCATAACACGGTCAAAGTAGCCATAATCAAGGCTCAGGCGGGGCATCTGGTCTACATTCCCAAGCATTTACTGGCTGAAATCAGGAACAATGAGATGATGGATAAGTTCGACGGTGGGAATATGCGGGAGATTTGTATCGAATATCGGGTCAGTAAAATGCACTTCTATCGGATACTGAAGCGGTACAGGAATCGAAAGAAAGTAACCTAATTTAATATAAAATGACACTATGAATATGAAACGATGCGCCCATGCTTACCAAAGTGCGGGCTGCACTCATAAAAGCCCTTGGCTTGAACGACGAAAAAGCCTGGAATCCATCTTTATGGAATCTTGTGGGTTCCCAGTCTCAATCCGGTGAAAACGTCAATGAGCACTCCGCTTTAACCTACTCCGCAGTATGGAACGCAGTAACCCTCATATCAGGCACCGTATCGTGCCTTCCGCTCCATCTCTACCGTAAAAACAACCGAAAAACGCTCAAAGTCACCCAGAAAAAGCTCTACAACGTCATGTATCAGCAGGCCAACGAGCTCATGACCGCGCAGACTTTCCGCGAAGTCATGACCGCCCATATCCTGCTCTGGGGTAACTGCTACGCGGAGATAGTGCGCGATGGTTTCGGTGAAATTGCTGCTTTGTGGCCGATACCACCGAACCGTATCAAGCAGGTCATGCTGGATGACAAGCTGGTTTACCGGGTCAGTGTAGGCAATGAGCAGGTTATTCTGCCGCGTGAGAGGATTCTGCACGTCTCTGGGCTCGGATTTGACGGTTTTCAGGGGTATTCGGTTATCGCCATGGCCCGCAAGAGCATTGGTCTTGGCATGGCCATGGAGACCTTCGGCAGCCTCTATTTCGGCAACGGTACGCACCCTGGCGTGGTTGTCTCACACCCGGGCAAGCTCTCACAGGTTGCTCACGAGAACCTGAAAGGATCGCTGGCCGCTGCACATAGCGGACTTGGGCAATCTCATCGCCTTCTGTTGCTTGAAGAGGGCATGAAAGTTGACAAGATCAGCATCCCTCCGGAAGAGTCGCAGTTCAACCTTCCCCCGCACAAGCTCAAGGACCTGACGCGCAGCTCCTTCAACAACATCGAAAGCGAGCAGATATCCTTTGTCACCGATTCCATCCTGCCCTGGCTGATTCGTTTCGAGCAGAATTACTGGATGCAGCTGCTCACCGACTCAGAAAAGAATCAGGAAAAGCTCTATTTCAAGCACAACGTCAAGGGGCTGCTGCGCGGCAACTCTAAGGACCGCTCCGAGTATTACAAGTCAATGTGGTCAAACGGGTTCATGACGCAGAACGAGATCCGCGAACTTGAGGATATGGACCCTTCGGACGATGAACTTGCCGACGATCTGTTCGTTCCGCTGAACATGATCCCGATCAGCATGCTGAAAGAGTACCTGGAAAAGAACGAACCGAAAGAGCCGACCGCAACAGAAGGGGAGGACATCCCGGATACGGAAGTTGAACCCGAAGAAGACGGCACGGAGGATCAAACGACATGAAAGACCACTACTTCAGAAGTCCGTTCAAGCGGGGCAAGGCTGCCGGACTCCATATCGAGAACAAAGCAAGCGATGATGCCACCATGTACATCTACGATGAGATTTCCTTCTGGGGCATAACCGCTCAGGATTTCGTCAAGGAACTGAACGGCATCGATGCCAAGACCATCAACGTCCGGCTGAACTCCCCCGGTGGTTCGGTATTCGACGGGACCGCCATCTATAACGCGCTCAAACAGCACAAGGCAAAGGTGATCGTCCATGTTGACGGTCTGGCAGCGTCCATTGCTTCCGTAATCGCCATGGCCGGTGATGAGGTCCGGATCGGCGAGGGCGCGTACATGATGATTCACGATCCGTGGTCCATTGTGATCGGCACGTCAGATATGATGCGCGAAGAGGCCGATCTGCTCGACAAGGTAGGTGGCACCATCGCTGGTATCTACCAGAACAAGAGCACCAAGACTGAAGAAGAAATCAAGCAGATGATGGCCGATGAAACATGGCTGACTGCTGACGAGGCGGTTGCAGCCGGTTTTGCTGATTCGGTTATCAAGGCTGATGGCAAGAAAGCACAGATCAAGAATCTCTTTGACCTATCGGTATTCGCACGGGTCCCGGATGATCTGAAGGATGATGTTGATCCTCCAGGCGTGCGGGACTTTGAGCGGGCGCTTATCGCCGCCGGGTGCAAAGCAAAGGACGCCAAAACGATACTTGCGAAAGGGTTTGAAGCGGTCGCGCGGGATGCCGAACCGGATCA